TACAAAGACAAATCCGAAATCTTGAACACGAAATTCAAGTTCTTACCGAGAACCTTGCAAACCGAAATTCTGAACATGAGAAGTTAGAATCTTTCAAAGACAACCTAAAAACTACATACGACGAACTCGCTTCTAAAAAAGATTTAATCAACTATTACGATTTTTCGTATAGTTTACTTAAAGACGGTGGAGTAAAATCCAAAATCATTAAGAAGTATTTGCCTCTCATCAATCAGCAAGTTAATCGCTACTTGCAAATGATGGACTTCTACATTAACTTTACACTTGATGAGGAGTTTAACGAAACCGTCCAGTCTCCTATTCACGAAGACTTCTCCTATGCTTCCTTTAGTGAAGGAGAAAAGCAGCGTATTGACTTGGCACTTTTATTCACTTGGAGAGAAGTTGCAAGATTTAAAAACTCAGTCAATACAAATCTTATGATACTTGATGAGATTTTTGATAGTTCTTTGGATGCTACTGGTACTGAAGAGTTTCTTAAAATCATTCGTTATGTTGTTAAAGATGCAAACATTTTTGTCATCTCTCACAAAACTGGACTTGAGGACAGATTTGAAAGTGTTATAAAATTCTCTAAGGTGAAGGGATTTAGCAGGATGGTTTGAGAAGTGGCACAAGACAAAGACTGGTTAGACAGGTTAGTTGATAGAATGAGCGACTGGTTAGATTCATTCACGGAGAACGATGAGACACAAAATCTGGGAAAGTGGTCGTACTCCATACAAGAGGAACGACAAGGGGAAGAAGAAACCCCAAGCACTTAGACAAGCAAAAGCACGAAGACAAGCACTCAAGAAGCGTCTCAATCATAGAGACGCTTCTTTTTTATAAATAACTAAAAAGTATTTGTAAAATGGACGCACAAGATTTTCGTAGTCTTCAAGAAGCATATTTGGATGTTTATACTGAGTTGGATGAGGCAGAAGGTTCTTATGGACAGACTCCAAAAGCACATGCTGACTTTGCTTCACTTGCTGCTAAGAGACAACAAAAACCGGCAAGTCAGTATCCACAAAGAGGTGCAAAAACTAAAGCAGTAGCATCTGCTGAAAAGCATACTGAAAGATCTAAACCAACTCCTGCTCATCGTGGAAGAGGACCAATGGATGATGAGAGTAGAGAATATTCAAGAGAAAAATCTGAAGTTTATAGTGGAGGAGGAGTTAGTGATAAAGGTGGTACAGTAACAAAAAATCCAAAGAAACTCCGTAAGCAAAAAGCGATGGGGGAGATTGGAGAGCAAGTAGACGTTTACGACATCATCCTCTCACATCTTCTTGATGAAGGATATGCTGAAACTGTTGAAGCAGCAGAAGTCATTATGGTGAATATGAGTGAAGATTGGAGACAAGACATTATGGAAATCTCACAGAGAACTGCTACAAGAGCATACGCTGCAAGTAAAACTGGTGAGTTTGAAGGTGCAGATTCTGACCGTGATATAAGAAGAACTGATAATCTTGAGAAGCATATTAAAAGAAAGTTTGGCGATAAAGCAGTAAAACATGCAGAAAGAGCAGCAGATGCTCAAACCTTTGGTCGCAAGGATGCAAGTGGTAGACGCAAACAAACACCACAACCAAGAATTCAAAAGAGTGATTATAGAACCACTCAAGATGGTAAAATGCATAAGCAAGACCAGAAAGAGTTAAAAACGGAATTGAGGATTAAAAGAGATAGAAGACTTCGTGCAGCGCGTGCAGCAGATACTGAAGATTGAGGACCACTTCTCAAACTGTCCACTGGGAGGTTTTCGGACCTCCTTTTTTCGTATAATGGTCTCATACGAAACGAACTCCGATGGCCGTTAATCACGAAATCAAGTCCCAACTTGCCAAACTGCTTGCTACCGAAGACCTTGTAGTTGAGCACAAGAAGGTGGAGACCGCTTGCTTTAACGTTCATACCCGTGTTCTTACCCTTCCTCTCTGGGAGCGTGCTTCTGGGACCGTATATGATATGCTGGTGGGACACGAAGTTGGACACGCACTTTACACTCCTGATGAAGATTGGACTAAGAATGTAAAGGTTCCTCTGCAGTTTGTGAATGTTGTGGAAGATGCCCGCATTGAGAAACTAATGAAGCGTAGGTATGCTGGACTTGCTAAAACTTTCTTTGGTGGTTATAAGGAACTGAACGAGCAATCTGATTGCAGTATCCGAAACCTTTGCAGATGTTCTGATTGCTGCAGAAGAACTTTATAAGTACTGTAAGAAAGAAAAGGAACAAGAAAAGGTTGACGATATTAATACTCAAGAAAATCAGGGAAACTCTACTTCTGCAACGGAAAATCCTACTGAAAATCAGGAAGGAAACTCTGAAGAAGAAGGTGAGGATAATAAAACCAGTTCTGAAAATCAATCAGAAAATGAGCAACCTGTAAATAAAACAGGTGATAATCTGCCGACTTCTACTGGACAACATGAAGAACCTGAAGTTCGTACTGTAGACAAACTTGAGGATAAAATCCGTGAACTTGCAAATAAAGATGGATATGATAATGTCTATGTAGAAGTTCCTAAAGTTAATCTGGAAACGATTATCGGTAAGAATTCTGATATTCATAAAGAGATTGATGATGCTTTCAGTCAGCAACAGAAAGCACATAATCTTCGTATGCAAGAATTTGGCAATCCTGAAGTAAACCTCTTCTCAGCAACTGATACTGAGTTCCGTAAGTTCAAACTTTCTGCTCAAAAGGAAGTGAACTATCTGGTAAAAGAGTTTGAGTGTCGTAAATCTGCGGATGCATATGCACGGGCATCTACTGCTCGCACTGGAGTTCTTGATACTGCGCGTCTTCATACTTACAAGTTCAATGAGGATCTGTTCAAGAAAGTATCTGTGCTTCCTGATGGTAAAAATCACGGACTGGTTTTTATTCTTGACTGGTCTGGTTCTATGGCAAATGTTCTTCTGGATACTTGCAAACAACTGTTCAATCTGGTGTGGTTCTGTAAGAAAGTTTCTATTCCATTTGAGGTTTATGCTTTCACTTCAGAGTGGCGCCGAGGTTCATATGATTATGAAACTGGACAACGTATGGCAGTAGATCGTACCCCTCACTATGATCGGAAAGAGAGTTTGCTTTGTGTTGATGATGATTTTGCTTTGATGAACCTTCTTACCAGTAAAGCTTCTGGTAATGAACTGGAGCGTCAAATGCTTAATATTTGGCGTCTTGCTGCATACTTTGGAAATACTTATCATAGTCCTTATTCTTGTCCAAGTCGTTTGTATCTTTCTGGAACTCCTCTGAATGAAAGTCTGATTGCTCTGCATCAGATTCTTCCTAAGTTTCAGACTGAGAACAAACTGCAGAAAGTTCAGTGTGTGATTTTGACTGATGGTGAAGCAAATCAAATTCCTTATCACGTTGAAGTAAAACGTGCTTGGGATAAAGAACCTTATATGGGTACTCGTGGTATTGGTTCAAATACTTTCCTGCGAGATAGGAAACTTGGAACTACTTACAGTATTTACGGCAAGGGCAATCACTATGAGTATCACCATTTTACTGATACTCTGCTGAAGAACCTGCGTGATAAGTTCCCTTATACCAACTTCATTGGTATTCGTGTTCTTTCCAATCGTGATGCACACCGCTTTATCAATCTTTATCACTCTGCTTCTGATAAAGATTATAAAGAATATATCAAGATTCAAGATGATTGGAAGAAACTTCGGAGTTTTGTGATTACCAAATCTGGATATCACGCTTACTTTGGTCTTTCGTCTTCTGCTCTGTCTCAGGAGTCTGAGTTTGAAGTTGCTGATTGTGCATCAAAAGCACAAATCAAATCTGCTTTTGCTAAGTCTCTGAAAACTAAGAAACTGAACAAAAAGGTTCTCGGTGAGTTCATTTCCCTTGTCGCATAAATACCTAAAAAAGTATCTGCAGATATGAGAACCTTTCAAGAGTTTACTACTGAAGCAAGGCAACTTCGTATTCGTCGTGGTGGAGGAGACCCCTTCACCCATTATGACGATGGTAAAAGGAAACCTATAGATTTATCTGCTATTCATAAGAAAGGTAATGAAGCCGCTGCGTCAACTGAAAAGGCAAAAAAGCAAAGGGAAAAAGTAAATAAGAGAGCAAACACGCAGAACAGAATGGATGCTGCTGGTAGAAAACTTGGACTACCTGAAGAGTTAGAACTTGATGAAGGTATGACGATGAAGGACTTTAAACAGCAAAGAAGTCGTCAAAAACAAAAAGAAAAGAGAGCAGCAGAAAAAACTTCTCCTACTCGCAGAGCAGGTATTCACGCAGATAAAGCATCTCCAGAAAGAGCAGCAAGACATCGTGCCAATGTAGATCCTGATTTTGAGGGTAATGATGAAAGAAACTATCCTGGTGGTAGATTGAGAAAAAACAAAGAAGCAAAAGCGAAAGCACTTGGAGAACTTGGTGAAGGAATTGGAATGACTATGGCTTCTGCTTTAGGAAATCCACCTCCATTAAGTAAAAGAATGAAATTGAAGCAGGCTCTTATCATCAATAAGATTGAGAGTGATGCTAAAAAAAATAAAAAGAAAAAGTATAGTGGAAAAGCACTTGGAGAAGATAATGTCCAAGAGTTATTCATTACAAAATTAACTCCAGAACAAAAAAGAAAGAAAAAAGTAGAAACACTTATTCGTCTAATGCAGCACGCAAAAGATCCTGCTGCTGATGTTGCTAAAACTAAAAAAGAAGATTATGATTTAAGTGAGACTTCCCTTACTCGCGTAATGAGCAAGTCTAAAAAAGGTGGTATGGCGATTATGTCTGCTCAAAGAGGAGATAAGTCAAAATCAGAAAACAAAGCACGCTCAAAACAACTTGAGCGTGATGTAAGGGGTGCAGGACTACCAGGACCTACTAAAGTTGCTGGAAGATATACCGAAAATCCAGGAACACCTGATGAGAAAAAAGTGGGAGAAAAATCTCATATTATTACTCCAGGTAAAAAAGGTAAGAGAAAGTTTAAGAAAGTGATTGAAAAACTTGGTAGAAAATACAATCAAGATTCCGTTTTACTTCAGCGTAAAGGTGGTGGAGAAGCGACACTTAAAGGAACTTCTAAAACCTCTTGGCCTGGTCAAGGAAAGAATGTTAAAATAGGTGGTATGAAACCAGGTAGAACTGGTGAGTTTGATACTAAAGTTAAAAACAAAACATTTACAGTTGAACATTAAAATGAAAAAAAAGTTTCCATTTGAACACGTTTTAAAGTATGATACTCAAGAAGTTTGGGTAAAGTGTGATAGTAGTATTACTGCTATGGGACTTCCTGCACTTGTGAATCAATATTATCCTGGATATAAAGCAAAAGTTGCAACAGAAGAATACCTGAGCAAGTTGCGGAACCAGTTGATGAACTGACCACTGGGGGTCCCTGAGACCCCTTTTTTGTCCTATAATAACTTCAGTTGAAACAAACCACTCACATTATGACCCGCATTCAAATGACCGACGATCAAATCCTTGAAGACCTCAAAAACACTTTTGGTAAGGAGTTCACTGCTGCTGATGTTCGTGGATACTGTGCTGCTAAAAGTATTTCCTATCCTACCATTACTAAGCGACTGGAGCAGTACAAGGTCGGTCGCGGTAAGTGGAATCTGGAAGTGACCCAAAAGAAAGTTGAGGAGATTGAACGCTCCTTTAGTTCCGTTGCTGTTCTTCCTGAAGTACACCAAAACCTCATTCCTGATAAAGATGATACCTTCGTCAAGTTTGGTAATTTTAACGATATCAAAAAAATTATTCAGTCCCGTATTTTTTATCCTGCGTTCATTACGGGTCTTTCGGGTAATGGTAAAACGTTCTCTGTGGAACAAGCGTGTTCTCAACTTAAGCGTGAACTGATTCGGGTTAACATCACCATTGAAACTGATGAGGATGATTTGATTGGTGGTTTCCGTCTTGTAAATGGTGAGACTGCTTGGCACAATGGTCCTGTCATTGAAGCACTTGAGCGTGGTGCAATTCTGCTGCTGGATGAGATTGACCTTGCCTCCAACAAAATTCTGTGTCTGCAGTCTGTTCTGGAAGGTAAAGGTGTTTTCCTGAAGAAAATTGGTAAGTTTGTTAAACCCACTGCTGGTTTCAACGTGGTTGCTACTGCAAACACGAAAGGTAAGGGTTCTGATGATGGTCGTTTCATTGGTACTAATGTGCTCAATGAAGCATTCCTTGAGCGTTTTCCTGTGACCTTTGAGCAGTCTTATCCCGCTCCTTCTGTGGAGCAGAAGATCCTGGAAGGTATTGCTCTGGATCTGGGTGTGGAAGACCGTGACTTCTGCAAGCGATTGGTTGATTGGGGCGATATCATCCGTAAGACCTTCTACGATGGTGGTATTGAGGAAATCATCAGCACCCGTCGTTTGGTTCATATCATCCGTGCATTCAGTATCTTTGGTGATAAAGCAAAAGCAATTCAGGTGTGCGTGAATCGTTTCGATGATGAAACCAAGCAAGCATTCCTTGAACTGTATGACAAGGTTGATGCTGACTTCGTGATGCCTACTGAAGGTGAGTATGTAACTTACGACCTTGACCAACAGCAACAATCCTGATATAATTGGGGAAGGTAAAAAAAGTGCCTTCCCTCTTTTTATGATTGATCAAACTTTCACTTTTACTATGAACGAACAAAACACAAATAACTTCTGGAAGTATGAGGAAGATAAAACTCTAAAGGAAGTAGAGCAATATCTTTCCAGTACTTACCATTCTCATTATACTTCCGAGCAATCTAAAACTCAAACCCTTGATCTGATTGAGAGTATTGGTGATGCAGAAGCATTCACTCGTTCAAACGCAATCAAGTATCTTTCTCGTTTTGGTAAGAAGAATGGTAAATCCAAGCAAGATATTCTGAAAGCAATTCATTATTGTGTGCTACTCTATCACTTTGCTGGACTTCACAAAAACACAACTGATCAATACAACCACTGATTATTATGAAACTCTCTGATAAAACTCTCACTCTGCTCAAGAACTTTTCTTCTATTAACCAGTCCATTCTGTTTAAGGAAGGTAATTCTCTTCGTACTATTTCTGTGATGAAAAACATTCTTGCAGAAGCAACAATTGAAGAAGAACTCCCTAAGGATTTTGGTATCTATGATCTGAACCAGTTTCTGAATGGACTCAATCTTCATCAAAATGCTGAACTAGATTTTGATAATGCAAATTATGTGGTCATTCGTGAAGGAAAGTCCCGTTCTAAGTACTTCTTCGCAGATCCAAATGTAATTGTTACTCCTCCTGATAAATCAATTTCTCTACCTTCTGAAGATGTTTGTTTCGTTCTTGATACCAAGGAGCTTGATAAACTGCTTAAAGCCGCTGGTGTTTATCAACTTCCTGACCTGTCTGTGGTTGGTGAAGCAGGTGTAGTGAAACTGGTAGTCCGCGATAAGAAGAATGATACTTCTAACGACTTCTCTATTGTTGTTGGAGAAACTGATGACGTATTTACTTTCAACTTCAAGGTAGAAAACATCAAGATTCTTCCTGGTTCTTATGAGGTTGTGATCTCTTCTAAACTTTTGTCACGATTCCAGAATACTGGGTTTGATGTGACTTATTATATTGCTCTGGAACCTGATTCGACCTTCGGATGAACATCTTTGTAACAAGTGAATATCCTGCAGAGAGTGCTATCTGCCTTCCCGACAAGCACATTGTCAAAATGCCTCTGGAGTGCTGCCAAATGCTCTCCATCGTGGCATCCAAGTGGTATCACAACTATGGACCGCTTCTCAAGGCAGACAACACGCCCTACAGCACTGAAAAGGGTGCTTTCCGCAATCATCCTTGTACCAAATGGGCAGCAGAGAGTATTCATAATGCCTATTGGTTGATTAAGCACGGACTTAATCTTTCTGATGAATACACTCTCCGTTATGGTAAGGTTCATTCCTGTTACAAGACTCTTGTAGATGCCTTTTATTTGTTCCCCCGTGGTAAAATTAATAAGGTAGAAAACTTTGTTCGTGCTATGCCTGATGAGTATAAACTTGACACAAGCATTGACACTTTTACTGCTTACAAGATGTATATCGCATCCAAACCTTGGGTTGCATCTAATTATCTTCGTATGCCACAACGTAAACCTTCGTGGATATAAATTATGACAAGTGAATTCTTATTCTGCGAGAAGTACCGTCCCAAAGTAATTGAGGACTGTATTCTTCCTGATGATACTAAAAAAACATTTAAGGAGTTTGTAGAGAAGGGTGAGATTCCGAATCTTCTTCTTGCAGGACCTCCTGGTATTGGTAAAACTACAATCGCAAAAGCATTATGTAATGAATTAGGTGCGGATTATTATGTCATCAACGGGTCTGATGAAGGTCGTTTTCTGGATACTGTGCGTAATCAAGCAAAGAATTTTGCTTCAACAGTATCACTTCAAGGGAACGATAGGCATAAAGTAATTATTATTGACGAAGCAGACAATACCGGTAATGATGTTCAACTCCTACTACGGGCAAATATTGAGGCATTTTATAGCAACTGCCGATTCATCTTCACCTGCAACTACAAGAACAAAATCATTGAACCACTGCACTCCCGATGTGCCGTCATTGACTTCACAATCAAGGGGAAACAGAAAGCACAACTCGCAGGAGCATTCTTCAAGCGTCTTCAAACGATCTTGGATGCAGAAAAGGTTGAGTACGATCAAAAGGTTCTTGCAGAACTTGTATCCAAGCACTTCCCAGATTTTCGTCGCGTCCTCAACGAATGCCAGAGATATTCTACAGGCGGAAAGATCGACACGGGCATTCTTGCATCTTTCTCTGACATCTCTGTAAATGAACTCATCAAGAACCTTAAAGATAAAAACTTTCCAGAAGTCCGTAAGTGGGTGGTCTCCAACTTGGACAACGATGCTACTAGTCTACTTCGCAGGGTTTACGACGCCTGTTATGATTGCCTTTCACCCCAATCTATTCCTGCTGCCGTTCTTGTTATTGCTAAGTATCAATACCAATGTGCGTTCGTGGCTGATCAGGAAATTAACCTCCTAGCAGCACTAACTGAAATTATGGTGGAGTGTGAGTTCAAGTAAGTGATATAAATAAAACAGATTTGATGTTAGTCGCGTAAGGTATATCTTACACACAGACACACAAACACAAATCAAACACATACTATTTTAATAAAACTATGGCTCGCAATCCATACGACCTGCGCTGGGAACTTCTCCAGCAGGCAGAAAGTCGTCTTGTAAACCGCTACAATGCGGAAGAAAATCGCTACAATATTCTCCTTGATAAAGGAGAAGATCCTGGTAATTATCCAATCTACCCTAGTGATGAAGAAATTCATAGACTTGCGGAAGAAATGCGTTCCTTTATTGAGAGGAACTGATTATGTTGAACATTTTTGGTGAAGAAAGATTTAAACCACTGGTTAGATTTGGGAAAGAGATTCCTGGATATTATGTTTCTAAAGAGGGGGAGATATACAGTTCAAAATCAAATAAATTCATGACCCATACGCAAAACTTTGAATACTATGCGAGTGGAAGAAAACGTCTTAAATGTTTAACAACCGCATGTCGTGTTCCAAAAGGATTTTATGAAGATTTTGAACATTCAGCAGGAACCAGCACACTAATTCAAGAAAAATATAACTTTACTACATCGAAAATTCGTATAGACATTCACAGGGCAGTAATGGAAACATGGAAACCAATCGATAGGTATCCGCCAGACTCTTTGATAGATGAATGGGACGATGCCCCAGAGTGTTTCAAGCAGTGGGTAAGAGACACTGCATATATTGACCATATTGATAATGATCCCTCAAACAATTCTATTGATAATTTGAGATGGGTTACACCATTACAAAATCATTATAGAAGAAAACAAGTGGAGTGTGAGTTCAAATGAAAAACAAACAACATCAAGTAAAGTCCAAGTGGTATTACATTTTCTGGGGTGCTATGGCGGTTGCCGTAGTTGGCGGACAGATTTATGTTGGGTCTGGATATCGCCAAATGGCTGAGGCAACCAACGGTGCTGATATTCATGTGACTTGTGAGGTTATTCCTCCTTATA